GACGACATGGGCGACTGCTGGCGACTGGTTGCACGGCTGCGCGCCGGAGCGCTGCAGCTGATCGGCCACTGATCGCCGCGGCCCGGCCGGAGCCGCACCCAATCCGGCCGCACCACCTACCACCACCACCCAGGCCCATGACTTATTCAATTGTTCGGAACTACTTCAACAAGCCCGGCCGGGGCCGGGTTATTGCCCGGGGGCTGACCCTCGAAGAGGCGCAAGCCCACTGCAGCAACCCCGAAACGAGCAGCAGCACAGCCACGAGCGCCACCGCCAAAGCGAGAACGCGACGGATGGGCCCGTGGTTCGACAGCTTCACCGACAGGCGCTGACGACAGCACCGAGCCCCTGGGCTTCGCCCTCGGGCTCCCTGCTGCCCTCTGGCAGCTCACCACCTACCACCACCACTGCACCATGTGGAACCCTGCCCACAGACATGACGACCCTGCCGCGCTGCCGGTTCACACCGTGCCGGCCCGCTGGGGGAGCCCGCCCGACCCGAACGGCACATGGCGCGGCTACGCGCCCGATTGGCATGTTCTGGTTGTTGTGCCCGACCCGACCGACCGCAACTACCCGTTCTGGGTTTATGGCTGGTTGCCGGCCCGGGATACCACCGACAGAGCGCCCGCCGGCCAGCCGTTCATCTGGAAAGTGCCCGACCTGAACGACGCCCGCTACGACCTCACCGAGGCCGTAGCACTTCCGGCGGGGGCCTGAGCGTGGACAGCCTCGAGCGGGCCATGCGGCCGAACCCATGGCCGGGCCACCCGAACGCCTACCCGTGCCCGTGGGGGTGCAACGGCACCGGAACCATGCCGTGGTTCGCCCACATCCAGGGCGGGGTGTGTTTCAGCTGCCACGGCAAAGGGTGGCTTTTCGGCAAGGGCTCACCACCACGGCGGGCCACCACGGAACCGGGCCGGCGATGGCGCCGCGATGGCGCCCGGATCATCCAGGCCTGACGACAGCACCGAGCCCCAGGGCCTCGCCCTCGGGCTCCCTGCTGCCCTCTGGCAGCGACCACCTACCACCCACCAAAGTGACGATCACCCACGTGTTCTGGAGCCCAACCAAGGCCCGAACGATCGACGCAGAACACCCGACCACCGGCCGCGGCGCCTACTCAGGCCTGACACTGCAGGAGCTCAACACCCGGGAGGGGGTGACCCTGCAGCGGATGACATGCGAGAAGGCCTGCCAGCTGCAGACGGAAGCCGACCGGGCCCGCTACTGCACCGGAGCCGACGAGGTGACACCCGAACGGGCAGACGATGCGCTCAACTGCCTGCCGCCGTACCGCTGGACCCGAACAGCCGGTGTCGCCGCTACCAGCTGGGAAGCGTTCGCCATTGGCGAGCCTCTGACCGATCGCCTGCGGACGTGGTTCGTTCGACTGGGCCACCGCTGGTTTGAGCTGATCGAAGATCGCGCGATTGACTACGCCGACTTGATCGACGCCGTGAAGGCGAGCCCCGCATTTCACCGCGCGGAGGCCTGAACCGCCGCGGCCCGGCCGGAGCCGCAACCAATCCGGCCGCACCACCTACCACAAAGAACCCATGCAACGGCACTACCTCTACGCCAGGGAATGGGGCATCAGCGAGTTGATTTTCGTCGATGCCTACGACAGCCGCCGCGAAGCTGAAGCCAGCCGGCGGCATTATGCGGCCAACTATCCAGAGGACGGGATGGGCTGGCCCTGTAGCTATCTGGTGAGCAGTGAACCGCCGCCGGAGGCGATCAGCTGGGAACAGCTGGCAGCCGCAGGGATGGAGGCCTGAACCATGACCGAATCCCTGACGCCCGACGAGCGGGCCCTTCTCACCCAGCTCCTGGCCCCGCGGGTGCGGGTGCTGTCCGATCTGCTCGCCGTCCAGGTGGCCGGCCTGCCGGCAGGCTGTTGCGACTGGGCCGACACCGCCGACGATCTGGCGGTGGCTCGCGGTCTGCTGGTGAAGGTGCAGCAATGACCCGCACTGAAATCTTCTGGATCCTCCACATCTTCACCATTCCGTTTCAGGCGCTCTACGCCGCGATGGTGCTGGTGCCGCTCTGGGTCATCGGCAACGTGTGGCGCTGGTATCGAACACCGGTCAGCGTCCGCCGCCGCAAAGAAGCAGCAGAACAGCGGCGCAGTGCCGCAGCATGGGATGCGATCGAACAGGCCACCCGCGCCGAGCTTCTCGCGCACGGTCTGATCGACACACCCGAGAACAGGGTCAGGCTGCGCAGCGGGCACCGCTGCAGCGGACGATGACGCCCGCCAACGTGGCCGGCCTGTTGGCCGGCATCCGCCAGGCGGCCAAGATGGCCCGCGCTGGTGCGCTACATCCCGGTGTCCCCGAGGTGTTTCTCTGGATCGCCGCCGGTGTTGACCATCGCAGCGATCTGGTGAAAGTGACCGGGCTGAACGTGCGGGAGATCCGCCGCATCTGCCACACGCTGCAGGGGCGCGGCTACCGGGAGCGGGGTCGCTACGTGGACTCTGCCTTCCGGTTGGTGCAGAGCCGCCCGCATCCCCACCGCCGTGGTGACCAGCTGGTTCTGACCAGCGAGGGCCAAGGGCTGATCTCCAGTACGTTTGACTTATCTACAGAGGTGTAGAACAGGATGCCTGTTTCTCTTTTGGTGTCTCTTGAGTGCCGGATGCGCTCAAGCCTGTGGCATTACTCACTCTGGCATGAGCGTGCCGGGGGGCGGCACTGTCTAACTCTGCAGCGGTGTCAGAGTGGTCGTAGGAGTTTCCTAGGAAGCGGACCATGGATCTGGGTCAACTGGAGAGGGCTCTTGGGGTTTTTGCGACTCTGGACCCGATCGAGTTTCCGTTGCACCGTGCGCAACTGTTCCTCGAGGTGGCAAAGGCCGGCCAGCGCGGCTGCACCTATGGCGATCTCGAGGATGCGTTGAACCTGACCAACGGCTCGGTGTCGCGCGGTGTCGCCTCCCTCGGCGAGGTGAACCGCCACGGCACAACCGGCTATCGGCTGGTCGAAACGATCAAAGACCCAAGCCAGCAGCGCCGTTACCGGGTGCGGCTGACAACTCGAGGGCGAGCGCTGCTGCGGCAGCTCGAAACCCTCTGAACACCACCTACCACCACCTACCACCATGAGCGGAACCGTCCGCAAGGCTGCCGATGGCAGCTGGATTGCTGATGTATCGGTGAACGGCACGCGCCGCACCGCACGCTGCAAAAGCAAGGCCGAGGCCCTGGCCCGCAAGAAGCAGCTCCTCGAGCGGCTGGTGACCCGTGAGGCCAGGCCCGTTTCCACCTTCACCCTGGCTGATGCCCGGGCCCTGTCGCTTCGTGTGCGATGGGGCGGCACTGCCTACGAACGCACCGCGGCGATCTACAGCGCGCAGGCGGTCGAGCACTTCGGCCGCGGCTGCTCCCTGGATGCCATCACCACGCCCGCGGTTGATGCCTGGCGGCAGCTCCTGCTGCAGGGGGGCAACCGGCCCAGCACCGTCAACCGCAAGGTGTCAGCACTGCGGGCCATGCTCGCCGATGCCCAGTTGCACGGGCACCTGCAGGACGTGCCGAAGATGCCGCAGCAGCTGCGCGCCGGCGGCCACCGCGATCGGGTGGTCAGCGACCAGGAACGCGACATGCTGTGCAACGCCTTCCGGCAGATGGGTGAACCCGCCGCGGCCGATCTGCTGGTGTTCCTCCTCGAAACCGCCGCCCGCTGGGGTGAAGCCGAAAGGCTGCGGTGCGAACACGTCGATCTGGTGAAAGGGCGGGTGACGTTCTGGGCCACCAAGAACGGCAAGCCCCGATCGGTGCCACTGACCAGACGGGCAACTGATGCCCTGCTGCCCCATCACACGGCCCTGGGGGGTGCCCGTCTCTGGCCCTACAGCTACCGGCGGTTCCAGTGGCTGTGGGATGCCGCCAAGGGTGCCACGGGCCTGGCTGGTGACTCTGCTCTGACGATCCACACCACCCGCCACACCTGCGCCAGCAAGCTGGCCTCGAGGGGCATCCCCTTGCATCAGCTGATGGCCTTCGGTGGCTGGACCAGCCTGGCCAGCGTGCAGCGCTACCTCCACCTGCACACCGATGCACTGGCTGGGTGCGTCGCCGCGCTCGAGCTTTAATCCCGACCTGCGCCGCCGTTTGTGGATGCGTCCACCGGCGGCGTTTTGCTGCGCCGATGATCGGCAGCGCTGCGGCAGCGGCAGCGGCGCAAAATCCCCAAATGCCTTACCATGACTGGCGGGAGCATGGCGGAAATGGCAGACGCAGCGGACTTAAAATCCCTTCCGCACATCTGCATCCACTCAGAGATCAAAGGCGGATCGGTTCTCCTCTGACTGAAATCAGCTCTGCACCAGTGTTGTGCTCGAGGGGCTGAAAACCTAGTTTGATGCGGGGAAAATCCAAAAAAGTCGCGTCCACCCCCTGTGGATTTGATGCCGACGCATCAGCAAATCGCATCAGCACTGGCCATCCGCTCGAGGTTGGTGACGCATGGGCAGGAGTCGGCCACCGAGTACGGCCGAGCCCTGTTCGCCGAGCACGGGCAGCGGGTTGCTGATGCCCTGGATGCCCTGCTGACCCGCTTCGTTCTGAACCCAGCCATTGCCGGGCCCCACTACGAGGCCCTGCCCCTGCTGCTGCACTTCAGCAGCCGCGGGGTGAAGCCGGTGGCGGCTGTCGCCCTGGGCCGGGTGCTGGATGGCATCTCAAGCCGGCATCGGCATCGCAAGCTGGCGCTGGCCATCGGCCGGGCAGTTGAGGATGAGGTGCGGGCCGGCCGCATAGCAGCGCACGATCAGGACACGTTGCGGTTGCTGCTCCGCCATGAAGGCCGTTCGGTTGCGGTGCGCCCTGCCACCCTCCGCCAGCTGGGCCTGCCGGGTGCGCGCTGGACCCATGGCGATCGGCATGCCCTCGGTGCGCTGCTGCTTCATGTGATCGCATCAGAAACGCCGCTGGTCCGCTTCGTGTCGCAGTCGGTCCGCGGCTCGTCCGTCCAAATGGTGGAGGCCACCGAAGCCACCCTCGAGCAGATCAGGGCGACGCCGCTTGAGATCAGGCAGGAACGCTCGACACCCAACGCCGTGCCGCCCGAGCCATGGAGCTCTTACCAGGGGCTGGTGAAGCGGCGCGACGGGCTATCGCTGGATTACACGGAATCGAGCAGCCGCGCAGCGCTGTGCGTCATCAACAGGCTGCAGCAGCAGCAGATGACCGTGGACCCATGGATGGCAACAGTGCAGCGCGATGCGTGGGAGGCCAACATCCGCGGGCTGTTCCCGGTGACCCGCGATCCTGAGGTGGCACCGCCGCGGCCGGAAGACAACACCGACCGGGCGGCCTGGGCTAAGTGGGAGCGCGCCGCGCGGCTGGCCTGGGCAGAGGAACGGGAAAACGCTCGAGCTCGAGCACGCCTGCAGGAATCCATCGACCAGGGCCAGCAGCTGGCGGGGCTGCCGTTGTGGTTTCGGTATGAGCTGGACTTTCGCGGGCGGATCTACACCAGCAACCGCACCACCACCCACCAAGGCCCGGACCACGAGAAGGCGCAGCTGTGCCTGACTGGCGAGCCCTGCGACGAGGACGCCGCCGAATGGATCCTTAAGGCAGCCGCGGGGCACTGGGGGCTGGGCCGGGCCAGCTGGACCGAGCGGCTGCAGTGGGGGCGCGACAACTTCGATCGCCTGCAAGCGGTTGCTGCAGCACCGCTGGATCGGCTTGAGCTGTGGCGCGATGCCGCCGATCCCTGGCAGTTCCTGCAGATGGCCAAGGCCTTCAGCACATGGCTGACCGATCCAACCACCCCGATCAACGCGCCAATCAGGCTGGATCAGACCACATCAGGCCTGGGCATTGCAGCCGCACTGGTGCGTGATGAGCGATTGGCGCGTGAAACCAACCTGATCGGCTCGACCCGTCACGACATCTACGGGAAGGTGGCCGCGGCCACGGTGCAGGCCCTGCGCCAACACCTCGAGGCCGGGACGCCCGGGCAGCAGCGACACGCGGCGCTGTGGCTTGAGCTCGGTGTCGATCGCGCGGTGTGCAAAGAGCCGGTGATGGCCGCGATCTATGGCGGGCAGTTCCAGAGCCTGTTTGATGGCCTGGCCGATCACCTGCGCGACGTCGCCGCACCAAGCCAGGCCAGCGAGTACGAGCGGCAGGTGGTGCTGCCTGCTCGCTACCTGGCCAAGGTGCTGCGCGCGGCGCTGGAACCTGAGCTGCGACCGCTCCTCGAGCTGCGGGACTGGCTGAAATCCGTCAGCGCCATCGTGGTGAAACGGCAGCAGCGGCTCCGCTGGACATCGCCCAGTGGGTTCGTCGTGGTGATCGGCGCCAAGCAGAAGGCCAACCCTCCCGCCCGCACCCTGCTGCATGGATGCCGCGGGTGGGAAACGGAGGACAGCGGCCGGCGGCGAGAGGAGCTGAGCGTCCTGGCCAGCAACCGCAGCATCACCGCCAACCTGATCCACTCGTTTGATGCCGCACTGGTGCATGCCGTCATCTACAGGGCTGAAGCAGCGGGCGCCTTGGTGCTTCCAAATCACGACTGTTTCGCCACTGTGCCGGCTCGAGTGAGGTGGCTTCACAGCACCATCCATGACGAGCTGCGAGCGCTGTATGCCACCGATTGGTTGCAAGAGATCCGAGACGAGATCGCCTGCAACAGCGGCGTTCATGACCTGCCAATGCCGCCGATGGTGCAGACATTGGCACCTGCAACCATCGGCCAGAACCCCTACGCCTTCTCATAGGACTCTCCTGCGACAGTCCTAGGTGTTGCCTGCGATGCTGCGGACCGCTACGGTGCTGCTGCATCTGCACCCCTGAAGAACCGCATGGGATCCAAAGTTTGCGTTTCGCCTGTCGGCGAACTGATGTGGGCCAAGGTCTTGCGGCCTGGCATCGCCAACAAGGGCAAGCCTTCCGAGAAGGAGCAATGGTCCGTTGATCTGCTCCTTTCCAAGGACGACGCCGAGGCTCAGGCCTTCGTCAAGTCGCTCAAGGAACGGTTCATCGAGGCCCACGGCACCGCCGCCAGGCCGGGGCCCAATGGGCTCCCCTATCGCACCTTTCTGGATGACAACGGTGACGAAACCGGCCTGTGGAGTTTCCGTTTCGCTCGCAACGTGGTCACCACCCGAGGCATTGAGCTTTCAGCGCCGGTGGTGCAGGACGCTGCCGGCAGCCCATGGCCGGTTGACGTGCTGATCGGCAACGGCAGCGCTGGCCGGGTGGCTTACGACGCCTGGCACTGGACCAACCCTGAAGGAGGCAAAGGCGTCTCTCTGAACCTGCAGGGCGTGCGTGTGTTGCACCTTGTCGAGTACGCCCCGCCGGATCCGGGCGAAGCGTTTGGCGCACCGGAAAAGGGCTACGTGCTGACTGGCAACGAACCACGCGCAGCGGCTCAGGCGACCTCTTCAGTACCAGCTTCCGCGCAGGGCTGGGACGACGGCGACGACGAGATCCCGTTCTGATGGCGATGTGCTTTGCCGAGTTCGTGCTGCCTCTGCCATTGCAGCCAAAGGCGCGACCCCGTTTTGGCGCCCACGCCTACAAGGACAGTCGCTATCGGGCATGGGCTCAGCAATGCCGCGCAATCTTGTCCGAGTGGTGGACCATCCCACCGCTCGGCAAGGGGCAAGTCATCGCCCTGCAAATGACGTTTCGCGGACCTGGCACCAGCGATCTTGACAACCTCCAAGGCGCCGTGATGGATGCCGGCAACGGAATCGTCTGGACCGATGACCGGGTGACGGTGCTGCGGCGCATCGAGGCGGAATGGGAGAAGGCCCCGAAAAACAACCAATCCATCTACCTGAAAGTTATCTGGAATGACGATGCCGTACCCGCCGCTGCTTGAGCAGAGCTGCGAAATCTGCCGCTACAGCGAGCAGGACGTGCCGACCATGGCGCGATGCAGACGCACTGCACCATCACCGCTGCCGATTGACAACGAGGTTCTGGCCCGCTGGCCGCTGGTGCTGCTGACCGATTGGTGTGGCGAGTGGGCGCCGCAGGAGCAAGGCCAATGAAGTGCCCACACTGCGGCCACCATCACAGCCGCGTCACTGACACCAAACGGGTTGAGCACGGCACGCGCCGTTACCGCATCTGTGCCAAGTGCCGGCAACGCTTTGCCACCCTCGAGCGGATCGAAGAATGGGATCCAGGCCTCAGTGCCTATGCCGTTCCCGATGTCGCGGCGCCAGCTCCGCTGCGTGTGCTCGAGGCGGCGCCAGAGCCTGAGCTGGCGGTTGCCTCGATTCCTGCCCCGGAGTCACCCAAGCCGAAGCCTGCCACTACTCGCCACGACGCCAGCCTTGACGACGAGCGGCTCGCCTATGTGGCAGCCGAGGTGCGGCCGTTGCTGGTGCAATGGTGGAACGAAAGCCGGCGATCCAAGCACCGCGGCAATGCCACCTGGACCCGCGCGGCATGGGAGGCCAGTGTCCAGAGGATCTCCAACCTGCCGACCCATCTTCAGGTTGAGCTGTGCCAGGCCGGCGTTGAGCATGGCTGGCAGGCGCTGAAGCTCGAGTACATCCAGGACAAGAGATCACCTGCAACGGTCCGCACCGATGGCCGCCTGCTGCCGCAGGATCCTCGGCTGCTTGAAGCGATCCGGCTGGAACACGAAGCGGAGGACTTATGGCCCGCCGCCAGCTGACAGCCGAGATCTTCATGACCGTCATCGACATGGTGGCCGGTCATCTGCGTCTCAAGGATGCGGACCGCTGGGGGCCGCAGATCGCCCGGCTGAAGTTCCGCAGCTTCGTCGGCGAGTTCCCCGAGGTGTCTGAGCAGCAGTTCGTCTGGGCTGCTGAGCGTTGGATCCAGTCGCTGCCGGCAGGGTTCACCCGGTTCCCGACCTGGCGGGAGCTGATGGCGCCGCTGTACCGCTGCGAGAACGGCATGGCCAATCGCAGCTGGGGTTTCCGGCCTGATCTGCCGGCGATCTTGGCGCCAACGGAGGAGCAGCTGCAACTGCTGCCGCAGCAGCGAAGGTCGATCGCTGCAGCGCCTGATCCGCACAACGCCGAGGCCTATGTGCCATTCCATGCGGAATGGGCTCCGGCGTTGCCACCGGCTGCAGCGGAGGCCGGCCCGCTGACAGCTGAGGTGTGGGCCGAGTACCTGCAGTGGGCGCAGCAGGAAGAAGCCCAGCTGGCGGATGCCTGATGGACCCGCTGATGACGCTATCCGAGCTGAGGGGAATCCTTGAGCGCGGATTGGTTACCGGCAAATGGTCGGTGCTGCAGTTCAACAAGTCGGGACGGGATGTGGTGTTACCCACCAAGGAGTTTCTGGCACAACATCCACAGTTTGAAAACATGGAGTTTCGAGACATGGCAGCGTTTCGCAAGCATCACGGCACATGAGCTGGACGCATGACTACGAGGTTGGTCAGGAGGTGAAGTGCCACTTCCAAGGCCAATGGTGCCGCGGGGCAATTTGCTCCAAGCGCACGCGAAGCCTGATGGTTTTTCTGGGCAAGCACGGCCACACGAACATTCACGACCCTCGCAACATCACACCATGGCAACCGAGCAAGAAGAAAGATTCCTCGATGTCTCCCGAGAATCCGTCATTCGAGTTTTGAAGATGGCACGCAAACACCATGACGAGTGCGTTGAGCGCAGCTACGCGCAGACGTGGTGGGCTGGGTACATCAGGTGCTGCGAACAGCTCCTGGACATGGAGAACGAGTGATGACTGACATTCGCGCGTTGATTGCTGATGATGCTTTTGCCGCATCATTCCAATCTCTGGGCCAGTACCGCACTGCACTGTTGGCCGCCCTAGCCCAGCCCGAGCCGCAGGGGCCGACGGATGAGGAGCTGTGGGACTTGTACCAAGACCTGGGAAGTTACTTTTCTCCTACGGAGTTTGCTCGTACAGTCCTCGCCCGCTGGGGCCGCCCCGCCATCGAGCCGGTGCCGGTGAGCGAGCGCCCGCCGGGGCCGAAGGATTGCGATGCGGGGGGGAGGTGTTGGTGGTTTTCACCTCCAGCCTGTGGGCCTTGCACGATCCGTCCGTGCTGGATTTTTGACTCGGAAACCCTGGAAGGGGACACCCACTGGCTGCCCCACTGGGCGCTGCCGGTGCCTGCACCCGCCAACACTATTAACCAGAACAATTATTAGGCCATGGAAATCCAAATACTTCGCGGAAACTTTTCTCAATTCAGCAAAGGTTTGTCAATTCGCGTATCAGACGGAAATACAACGCTTGATACTTACATTGACCACAAGGAATTGCTAGCTTTTGCTGCCATGCTTGTTGACATTGCCGATGACGCAATTTCCAAGATTGGAGAAGAAGCTCAAGATTGCCAATCGAAACTACGCGACTGTCTTGAGGATCTGCAAAGCGGCGATTGGAAAGCGCCCCTTGTCGAGCCGGTGCCTGGGGTGGAGGATGCCGATGCTTAACGCCCTGCTCGCCCTCGCCCTGCTGCTCGCCCTCGGCGCAGCGGTTGAGCTGTGTATCAAGGTCGCCTTCGCGCGCCTGCTGCCGTTGCTGCTGAGGTTGCCATCGAGTCGAGTTGGAGGTCAGCGATGACCTGGAATCGAAGCCTGTTGCCTGATGAGCCGCAGCCATTCCTTGGCCCGGGCATCAGCAGGCCCAAGCCGAAACAGCTGACACGCCTTTTCAGCCTGGAGGTGCAATGCCCCGGCACCCGTCTGATGCACTTGCAGATCCCGGCGCCCAGCAAAGCTGATGCAATCCGCTACTGCGAGAACCGCTGGCCTGATGCAACTATCACCTTCATCAGATGACCCTGACCGAACATCTAACTGAGCTCTACTGGGGGCTAAACGAGTACAGCATTGATGACCAACGCCGGATGCAGGCGGTCATCCATGAGATCAGTCAGATCATCCGCGGCTGGGCGCCTGACGAGGGGCTCGCGCGGATCACCCATCTCGCCATCACCGGAGTGGCCGACCGCCTGCTGGAACAAGCCATGGAACCCAAGTCATGAAACTGCTGATCGACACCGAGCTCTACCTGTTTGCCGCTGCATCCGCCTGCGAGTTCGAGGCGGAATGGGACACCGACGACTGGACCTACCTCTGCCGTCATGGTGATGTGAAGGCCTCGCTGCAGGATTCGATCGCGGCCATCCGCGAGGTGTTCCCCGATGGTCAACCCGTCCTGGCGTTTGGCGATCGAGCTTCCTTCCGCTACGGCATCTGGCCCAGCTACAAGGCCAACCGCAAGAGCTACCGCAAGCCCGCCGGCTACCGCGAGCTGGTGGCCTGGGTTGAGACGGTGGCACCTACCAGGGGATGGGAGGTGGCGCGGCTGCCTGATGTCGAAGGTGATGACGTGCTGGGCATCCTGTGCGAACCCGGCGATGTCATCTGCAGCTGGGACAAGGATCTGCTCACCATTCCCGGTCTGCACTACAGACGCGAGGAGGTGGTGGAGGTTGATCAACTTGCTGCTGACCGTGCCTTCTACATGCAGGTGCTCACCGGCGACGCGGCCGACAACTACCCCGGCTGCCCCGGCTACGGCCCCGTGACCGCCGAGCGGTTGCTGTCGGGTTGGACAACGGACGTTGATTTCTGGCGTGAGGTGGTCAACGCCTACACGCTCAAGAGCAAGGCCGGCACGCGCGAGGCTGCCGAGAAGCTGGCACTGCAGCAGGCCCGCTGCGCTCGCATCCTGCGGGCCGGCGAATACGACCTGGCAACCAACACTCCCCGGCTGTGGAGCCCTCCGGTAGCCTGATCTCGTCTGCATACCTGCAGTGCTGCAGCCTCTTGTCACCGAACAGCTGATTGCTCGATTGCAGGATGTGTTTCCTGCTGCCCCCTCGCGGCACATGACAGTCCGCGAGGTTGATCACCTGATCGGGCAACAAGAAGTAGTGGCCTACCTGCAGCGGTTGCTGGAGGAGGAGAAAGATTTGCCGCTCAACGTGGAGGATCTCTGATGTGCTTTGGAGGGGGCGGCAGCCCGGCCACCATCACGATGCCCGACACCGGCGCTTACGACCGGCTGGCGCAGATGCAGATGGATGCCATGCGCCAGTCGCAGGATGGCGCCATCAAGGTCAAGCAGGGCGAGCTGAACCAGGCGCTGACTGCGCAACAGGAATCACTGGCTCAGCTGCGCGATGTCAAGACTGCTCGCGCGAATGACACCGCTGCCAATGCCGCGCGGATGGCGGCGCTGATCGGCACGCCACCGCCAGACAAGGCGGCAACGGCACCCGTGCTGGGCAGCGACCGCGCCGAGATGAGCCGCCCGGCTGGCAAGCGCGGGCTGCGCATCGACCGGGCTAGGGCCACCACGGCCGGCGCTGGCACCGGACTCAACATCACCACAGGAGTTTGATCATGTGCATCGGAGGAAGGCCACAGCCCCCGCAGATTGTCTACCAGGGCCCGAGCGAAGAAGACATCGCACGGCAGAACGCATCCATGGAGACATACCGGCAGCAGGCCGCTCAGCAGCAGAAGCTGTTGGCCGATCAACTGCAGCAGCAGATCGACACCGCGAACACGCGCATGGCGGAACAGCAGACGCGGCTTGCTGAGGAGCAGGCCATGTCTGCGCGTGCATTGACCCAGCAGGGCGCCTATGCCGTCCAGACCACGCAGGAGACACCTACAGCGGTGCAGAGCACCACTGCGATGAAGGCCAAGGACAAACCCCGCACCGGCCTGAAGATCGCGCCCGGTTCCACGGCTGCATCAGCCGGCACCGGCCTGAACATCGGGGTGTGACATGGGTTGCGAACGCGACTACCGGCAGCTGGAGGGCGACAGGAACAACTACCTGGAGCGGGCACGCACCGCTGCCCGGTACACCCTGCCGTACCTGATCCCGCTCAGCGACAGCTACACCCCGGGGCAGAACCAGCAGTGGGGGCTGCCCTGGAATGGGCTTGGTGCTCGCGGCGTTCACAACATCACCAGCCGGTTGACGTTGGCGTTGCTGCCGCCAACGGAGGCGTTTTTCCGGTTCACGATTGACGAGATCGAGCTGGCTACCCAGGAGCAGGAAGCCCTGGCGGCCGGCGCCACACCCGAGGATCTGGCCAAGGGCAAGAGCACGTTTGATCTGGGCCTGGCCAAGCTCGAACGCGCCGTGCTGCGCAGCATCGAAACCAGCAACGACCGGGTGGCGGTCCACGAAATGCTGATGCACCTGATCGTGGGCGGCAACGCGCTGCTCTACGTCAGCGAGAAGGGGCTGCGGTGTTTCCACCTGGACCGCTATGTGCTGCGGCGCGATCCGATGGGCAACCCCCTGCAGGCGATCGTGTGCGAGGAGCTCAGCGTTGAGAACCTGCCGCCACGGGTGAAGGCTGTTCTCGATGAGGAAGATGGCGACAGGATCGCCGGCATCGACGACGAGGACGGCGACGACGACGCCTCCGACTACGACCGGACGGTGAAGCTGTTCACCTGCGTCGAATGGGAGGACAACAAGGTCACGTGGTATCAGGAGGTGAAGGGCCGAGAGATCCCTGGCACCAAGGGAACCGCCAAGGCCAGCGAGTCACCCTGGCTGCCGCTGCGGATGTACCGCATCGACGGGCACCACTACTCGCCGGGCTACATCGAGGCGGCATGTCTGGCTGATCTGCAGACCGCTGAAGCGCTGAGCCAGGCCATCGCCGAGGGCTCGCTGGTCAGCGCCCAGGTGAAGCATCTGGTGAAGCCCAGTGGCGTCGCCAACCCGAAGAAGCTGGCCGACAGCGCCAATGGCGCCTACCTGCCCGGCAACCCCGATGACGTGTTCACCATCCAGGTCAACAAGGCCTCGGATCTGCGGGTGGCGATGGAAGGGCTGGCGCGTGTCGAGGCCCGACTGGGGCAGGCGTTCATGCTGGCCGACGTGCGCGACAGCGAGCGCACCACCGCCGAGGAGGTGCGCCTTCATGCACTGCAGATCGAGAACAGCCTCGGCTCGATCTACAGCATCCTCACCACGGAGTTCCAGCAGCCCTATGTGGCGCGGAAGCTGGCGCTGCTGATGCGTGCAGGGAAGCTGCCGAAGCTGCCCGACATGGTGAAGCCCGTGGTCAGTGTCGGCCTGGCAGCCGTGGGCCGCGGCAACGATCTGGAGAAGACCGCAAGGTTCATGCAGATCCTGCAGCAGTCGATCGGTCCAGAAGGGATCGCCACCTACGTGATGCCGGCTGAACTGATCCGCCGCCTGGCGGCCTCAATGGGCATGGACATCATCGGGCTGGTCAAGACCGACGAGCAGATGGCGGCCGAGCAGCAGCAACAGCAGCAGATGGCCATGGCGCAGCAGGCGATGCAAGGCGGCATGGCAGACCCACAGAAGCTGGCGAACGCCGCGGCCATCAGCCAGGAGATGGCCGCGCCGCCGCCGGCTGATGCACCACCTGAACAACAACCAACCCCATGACTGCAACACCCACAGAACAGCTGGATCCACGCGCCATGGTCGCCCCCGGCCAGGAGGCGGTGCTGGATGAGTTCTTCGCTGAACTGGACCAGCAGAACGCTGCGATCCAGGCTGCCGAACAGGACGCACCAGCACCCGAGCCGGCATTGCTGGCTGGCAAGTTCAAGAGTGCCGAGGAGCTGGAGCGCGGCTACAAGGAACTGGAGCGCAAGCTGGGCGCCAAGGCCGAGGCACCCGAGCCAGCGGAAGCCGCGCCCGAACCGCTCACCCGCGAGCAGGCTTCCGAGCGCTATGGCGAGTTCATTGCCAGCGCTGCCGAGGAGGAAGGCCTCGATCTGAGCGCATGGGATGCCGCCGTGCGGAAGGGCGAGGACACCGCAGATTTGCGGGAGAAGCTGGCGGCACGCACCAACATCCCGGTGCAGCTGATCGAGCAGTACGAAGCAGCGTTCCGCCCCCAGGCGCAGCCGGCTGATACCGGCGCAGCGCAGCAGGGCTTCAGCGATGCGGACGTGAGCGAGCTCAAGACGCTGGTGGGCGGCGAGCAGGAGTTTGCGCGACTCAGCCAGTGGGCGGCAACGAACATGGGCGCCGACGAGCTGGCGGATTACAACGCCGCGGTGGACAGCGGCAACAAGGCCGCGGTGCGATTGGCGCTGCGGGCGATGCAGGCCCGGGCCACCACAGTGCAACAGCAGGGCGAACCGGAACTGATCGGCGGCGGTCGCCCGGCCCAGGTGGATGTGTTCGCCAGCCAGCAGGAAGCCCTGGCGGCTTACCGGAAGACCGACAGCAAGGGCAAGCGGTTGTACGACAGCGATCAGAAGTACCGGGCGTGGTACGAGAAAACCCTTGCGCGATCGAACTATCCCGCATAATGAGGGCAACAGTTTCTCTGCAGCAGTGCAGTTGAACGGGCCTCCTTCGGGAGACACCCCGACTCGGCGATCTGTGAGGCAGGAGCTGACAATCACTTAAACCAGTGACCAGTCTCACCAACCTCGACCGTCTTGGTCAGATCAAACAGGCAGGGGATGTCAATGCCCTGTTCCTGAAGCTCGGCATGACCGAGATTCTTGACGCCTTCGACCGCAAATGCGTGTTCAAGGGCAAGGTCAAGGAGCGCAACATCCGTGGCGGCAAGAGCGCTGCCTTCCAGGTGACCGGCCGCAACACGGCTGCGTATCACACACCTGGCACCGCGATTCTGGGCGATCCCAACGCCACCAACGCTGACCGCAACGAGTACATCATCAACCTCGATGGTTTGCTGGTTGCGTCCGAAGTGATCTATGAGCTCGACGAGCTCATGAATTACGTGGACATGCGGCAAGACATCACCCATCAGCTCGGCCAGGCACTGGCTCGGGAGTGGGACCAGCGGGCCGCCCGCGTGATCTATGGCGCAGCCAAGACCACAACGGAACCGCTGCTCTCCGGTGGTGGTGCGGTGGTGACCGGCTCGATTGCCACGACCACCCTGACCGTCACCGCGGTCACCAGCGGTCGCATCTACCCGGGACAGACGATCAGCGGCAGCGGCATCACCGCCGGCACCTTGATTGTCGCCCAGCTGACCCAGACCAGCGGCGATGCAATCGGTCTGCGCGGCACCTACACGGTGTCGGTGTCGCAGACGGCAGCCTCCACCACGGTGACTGCCGTTGGCGGTCCGAGCGCTGGCCGCATTGGCCAGACCCAGACCCTGCCTGCCGGCTACACCACTGCCACCACCAACAGCCGTGGTGACAGCCTGATTGCTGCCATCTCGGCACTGAAGGTGCAGATGCAGGCCAAGGACGTGCCCGTTGAGGACATGATCTGCGTGGTGCCGCCGTCGGAGTATGACTGCCTTCTGGATTCAACCAGGGCGATCAACGCCGACTTCAACGGCGCCGGTGGCGGCAACGGCACCATTGCCGAAGGTCGCATCATGCGCGTCAAGGGCATCCCGGTGATCT